GCAGCACTTTAAATAAGACCCCGACCTTGAAAGGGGGGCTGGCCTCTAAATAACTACGTAACTCTGCGTTTAACAGAACTCCTGAATAGGAGGAACGTTTTATGGCAGCTGCCAGTATTTAGGGGAGGCCCGTCAAGGCAAACTTAATATGAAAACATGACAAAACTCTTTTTTAATTCAAAAAATAGGGTTCCATCACTTTATCATAGTTTTCTTCACAATTCTATTGTTGAGAATTCTTTTGAACAAAGGTTTCTTCTTCTACCTCCATTGACCATCGTAAGACGGTCTTCTGGTGGTACAGAGGGAAAACGGAGCTCTAGTAAAGATACTATAATGTTTCCTTTTAAGAATGCCTTTAAAGATAATATCAGACACGAACCAATGGTTTCGCTAGGTAACTCTTTCGAGTTACTCAGACTTGCTAAATCACTCGGGTGGAGAGTAATCTCTGCTTGTACTGATAAGCGAGTAAGCCTCTTTCGAGAACTCAAAATTTTATATGGATTTTGCGGATATTTGCTTATGATGCGAAAGCACCATGGAGCAACATATGCCGTGAAATACCTAAAATCTTGCCATTTAGCGGTTCAGAAATGCATTAGTAAAGATAAGATTCGAACTCTTCGTGAGCTCGAACCAAATCTTCCGTTACCCAGATTAACTACCTCTCGACTGCCTCGGTTTATACCGTTGGCTGATCGTAGGGCAATCTTATCTGGTAACACTTTTAGAATTCGTTATTGACTAACATTGTTTAGTCTGTATCGGATTATAAAAGTCCCTGGTGTATTAAAATTAAACACCATAACGGATCCTTTTTCTGGAGATAATGCAGCTTTATTACGAGGGGTTGAAGATCTAAGGGATATTTCCCAAAGAATTTCTTCCCGTTTTAATATTACTATATTATCAAAAGAATTTGGATTACTACCTCTTGAAACAGCTTCTCCTACTGCCAAAAGTTCTTGACATGGATGATTAATGGATGTTCCTGCACTAGTGCGGGAAGGCCTTGATCACCATGTGGAACAGCTACTGATAAGCTTTGACCAAACTAAACTTTTTTTAATGTTTAAATTTATCAAAGAATCGAAATCTGTTCCAATTGGTCAACCATTGAAAGATGGTTTTCCAAGTCTTGGACAATTGGCTACTAAGGAGGAAGCAGCAGGGAAAGTGAGAGTATTCGCTCTTGTAGATGTTTGAACACAGAGTGTGCTTAAACCGCTACATGAGATGATATTCCACTTTTTAAAATCGTTACCTAACGATGCCACTTTTGACCAACAGGCTGCCGTTAAACGGGCAATCCTGAAAGTTGAAAAATATGGTCGTAGTTTTGGTTATGATTTATCTGCTGCAACTGATAGGTTGCCTATAATCCTTCAAGAAGCAGTCTTAATCCCTATTATTGGGGAAAAAGCAGCTGCGGCTTGACGCGGATTACTTATTGATCGGTCTTATAGACTCCGCCTTTTAGATAAAGGTGGGATCGAAGATGATTTTAAGTATTCTGTTGGGCAGCCTATGGGAGCTTTATCAAGTTGAGCAATGCTTGCTCTAACTCACCACTTAATTGTTCAATTGGCATATCAAAACATGAGGGGAAAATTCCCAACTGTATGGTATACTGAATATGAATTATTAGGTGATGACATAGTTCTATTCGAAGAAGATATTGCAAAGGAATACTTGCGTTTGATGACAAGCTTTGGGGTAGGTATTAACCTATCAAAAAGTGTTTGTTCTCAAAACAAAAGTTTCGAATTTGCAAAAGTCTCCTGAATAAACGGGGCTTATGTATCCGCTATTTCCTG